GGAGTTAGTAAGCTCCCTCAATTTTAAAGAAAAACCGGATCCAAAACGGATCCTCTGATATAACTCAAAATCGAAACGAGAAACAAATGATATCGAGACTGTGGCACGTGGTGCATTGAAATACAACAACCATTTGATGGCCTCAATTTCGGCGGTGCTGCCTTTCTCTTCGATTGAATTGTCCTGGATCCTGTACTCCCTTGCCTTCGCCCCCTCTTCGACTGCCGGGGTGTACACGCTTGATACGGTGGTCTCTCCGGTGCTCGTAACGACCCCATACACAGTCACCATATTGTATTTTTCCTCCGGGATTCCTTCGATTTTTGCCTGGGTAACTATTGTATGATCATCTGGATCAACGAACTCGATGGAATCCGGGAGATCAAATCCTCCATAAGGCTGGTCTATTTCAGATGCAGGTACCGCGGAAAGCTCGGGCACCGTGTAGCTCTCCCCGCCAACATCAATATCTATAAGCTTTGTATTGATTATCAGCCCGCAGTATTCACATATTTCTTTGATCGCTTCCAGCAGGGTAGTCTCCGGCTTGAAAACAAACTGTTTGTCGGGCATCACGGTTTCCACGATGTTGCCTGTCGCCACCCCTGTCCTCTGGTAGCCAACGAGCGCAGCTATCCACTCAGGCCACGTTGTATAAACCCCATCGAGCGAGACCACCTGGTAGTTCCATGGGATCTTCTGTACTGCGAGATTCCGTGACGCATCTGCCCCCTGCATATGCAACGTCGAATAATAGCTCCCTAGCGTAGGACTGTTCGCAATCACTTTTCCCCAGAAAAGCAAGTTTCTTGGAGTTTCAAAACCGAAAACATCATCGTCAGCGGTAGTAAAAATTTGCTCGTCGGCTGTCGAAAAGGCTACGAAATCCACTCTAGGATGAGTGTAATATTTTACTGTTGAGTCTTCGTCTGGGACTTTTGAATCTGCAAACTCTGCCGAAAGCTGGAGATAAGCATCCGTAATAGATTTTGAAATATCGCAGGAAATGAGAGCATAGTCCCTGAGTTCGGTTTTTTCTATGATCGTTTCTTCAGTTATTGAACTAACAGTGGTTACGTCATCGGTAATTTCATCAGGTGGACCTATTGAAAAACCTGTACTTACCCCAGTTTCCATCGAGTCTGTGAAAGTATCTTTTATTGAACTTCCAGTAGAAACATATGTTGTGACATAATCAGATATGTAATCGTGCTGCTGGAGAAATCCATTTGTACTCTGGACAAATTTTCTTCCTAATGTGAGAGTGGGCTCGGTTGCTGAATATTTCCGGACCCTAACCCAATCAACCCTCATATATCCTTCACCAGAGTAGGAATATATATGAATAGGGAGATTCACCGACCCGGGATAAATATCGTCATTAACCCCTCTGAATTCATAATTCACATAATACCTGGGCTCAGTTGCTATATGAGCCACCCCGTAAATGTAATACGTTGGCCCCGGTCTGCTAACACCGTCTGTGTGCAATGCTCCGCTGGATCCGTTATGACTGAACCTATGATCTGTCAGAAGGCTCCCCGCCGCTCCCTGCCACGCTGCTGCTTTTTGCGTGCTGTCATTTCTGAAACCAAATGGTCCACGTTGGCCTGACTGATGCGCGACCCTCATTTCTACGAGAGAGCCAGGAGCAAAAGTCGTCTTGGACTCAATATATCCACTTCCTGAAGATGATTGGATCGTCAGGATTGAACTCGAAACAGAGTGCCCCACTCCTTCCATGGTCCAAACTCCTGTGCTCAGTGTGTTGAAATCGTCCCAGAAATCAAACACTGCAACCCCATCACTAGCAGATGTTACACCACCGTTACCGTAGAACAGTAAGATTTTTGTGACGTTCGCTGGGAGCTTAATCCAAAACTTCGCAGTTGAAAAAGTGGTATACGACTCTCGAAAATGCTGTAACGGATTTCCGTTACTGTCTGAAAAACGGATATCCCTGAAGTCTGCACGCATCCCTGGAAGATACGGGAGGGTAACCGTGCCCTGAAAACCTTCGGTACCCGATGGATTTTCGATATCTATTTCATATCCTGCATTCCAGGCATAGTAAATATTGGGCACGGTAATCACTGCGTCTGAGGGAGCGCATATACATATACTGCAGTCAAGCTCTGATTTCCAAGGTTCGTGACCTTGAACTTCACGTATTTTGAGCATGCCTTAAACTGCGCAGGCTTGCTTTTCGTCCCGGAAACGTGGGAGATATCCATTGCATCTATGGGTTCGTCGTTGACGCCGACTGAAAACCCTGAATTTGCGCTGGTGGGGTCTGAAAACATCTCAACCCTGGCCCCTGCGTTAGTCGATGCGTTGAAAGTTCCTTTGAAACTTACCTCAAGACTGATCGCTCCGGACAGGTCCAGGGATGACGGCGATGTATAAGTGCTGCCGGCTGCGATCGTCTGATTTGAAACCATCGTGGTAGGTGTTTTAGAAAGTGCCATTATTAAGACCTCGTGTAAGTGTGGCTGACGTTAACTTCCATGCTGTCTCCATCGACATAATTACGGTTTGATGCAAGAACACGCCTGTAAAGCATTGTCCCACCAGAGGGCTCACTGAAAATCCCATATTCCCGGACAGTTACATTATTCGTAAAATAAAATGTAGTGTTCCAGGTGCAGATCCCAACTGACGATACAGACGCTGTACCCGCTTTCCTTGCGGCCCCATACAGGGTATTTTCTACCCCCAGTGCAGTATCAGTATATGCCTCTGCGGTTGAATCAGTGCCGTTGGCCATGTACGGAAATCCGCCTGTCAGTAATGTAGCCATTGCATCAAGCCCGGCGTTTGGTATAGTCCCCATATTATCCTCTCAAAACTTTCAATTCTTTTTTTCTCCACGATTCACAATTTTCCAGAAGATTGGTTTCTGTCCCGTCATCGTTCAGCCTGAAATGTTCAAGGATCATGAGTCTACGCCACGACTTCACTTCCAATACTTGTTTTTGGGTTGTGCCAACTTGATCAGTCATAAACATCAGCCTGCCTGAATTCGATTGAATATGCCCATGTCCCAGAACCTTCGCTTACTTCCCAAATTTCATAAATTTGATACACATAACAGTTTGAATAATCCGTTCCGTCGATCGCCAACGTTGAATAATCCTCATCGATTAGTGTTTCGACTGTTGCCATTTCCTCAGAGGTGTCAGCATAGCACTGAAATATTTTTGGAAACTGGGCAACCTTCGATGACCTGGACACATGGATATTTTCAGAAAGAAGCTCGGTTTCCTTAGTGGCTCTTGTTAATGATTTCCTCGGGGTCTGCCAATTTTTAAGAGTGACCCCCGCAAAGACCACAGTGCTCATGAGAATATCCCTTTCCTGCGCCTATCGTCCGCGATCGAGGTTTTTACCGCCGCTATTATTGTCCGTAAATCCGAATCATTTCTCACATAGTTAGGGCCTATGCTGTATGTGCTTCCTTCATAATTTGTTGAAGAGTTTGAGATATTTGAGATCTGATTAAGCCCGGCTGATAGACTTGAATCAACCGGACTTCTAAGGGTTCCCAGCGCAGATGAAAGAGGAGAAGAGAGCTTACTTACTTCCGAAATTGATTTTTTCATTGGATCTAAGAAAATAGCATCCCAGTTCGGGATTTCCGAGAAAGGCCCTTCTTCAGCAGGTGAATGTGGAAGCAAGCTCTTCACTTTTTTGAAGGCAGACGAAGCCGCGTTGTAGACCGTAGAGGCGGCGCTCTTAATCCCGGAAGCTATTGAGCTGATTATAGATGTCCCTGCTGTTTTCGCAGTGCTCGCAGCTTCTGATACGGATTTCGATAACGGCTGAGAAATTGCAGAAGACCAGTCAGGCAATGTCTTGAATGGCCCCTGTTCAGCAGGAGAGGAAGGCAGGTAGCTTCTTAGTTCTGCCAGCAAATCTTTTGCTTTTTTGATCGCCTCATTGAACCCGCTAACAATCGAGTCATACAGAGCATCGAGAATCGCCTTACCAGCGTTGCTAAAAGCTGAAGAGAGGTTCCTGATTCTGGTTGGAAGTCCTGAGATTGCAGACACAAGTTGGGAACCTGCGTTTTTGGCAGATGAAACTATGTTGTTCCAGGTAGTACGCCAGTTATTCAGGAGATTGTTAGCAGAATCTCTTATGCTGTTAAACCTACTCTGAACATTGCTATACATCGAAGACAGTGCACTGTTCAGGCTGCTTGACGCCGAACTGGTGGCAGACTGGAAGTTGTTCCAGTGGTTTCTCCAGGAATTAAGAATACTGTTTGCTGCATCCCTAATCTGGTTGAATTTAGTTTGAACGTAATTGTATAATGTTCCGAGGATCGAATTGAGTGTACTGGCAGCTGAGCTAGTAGCGCTTTGGAAGTTTGACCAATGTGTTCTCCAGTTAGCCAGTATTGTAGAAGCAGCTGTTCTGACCTGATTAAACACATTGTTTACGTAATTGTATAAAGTTACAAGGATGCTGTTAACGGTACTCGATGCTAATTGTGTGGTGCTCTGGAAATTCGACCAGTGAGTCCACCAGTTGTTTAAAATTGTTTGTGCAGCAGTTCTAACCTGATTGAAAACGTTGTTAATATAATTGTATAATGTTGAAAGGACGGAATTGATAGAGCTTGAAGCAGAGCTCAGTGTGCTCTGGAAGTTTGTCCAATGAGTACGCCAGCTGTTCAGCAGACTAAGAGCGGCAGAAACGATGCTGTCAAACCTGCTTTTTACAGAGTTGTATAAGGATTGTAGGTAACCTGATATTGTCCCTGGCAGTCCTGCAATGTAACTCTTGAGGTTTTCAAGATGTCCTCTCCACCCTGTATAGAGATCATATGCGTACCGAACAGCATCAATAAACTTGCTGGCAACCGTGGCAACAAAATAAACCACGCCAGCAACCACAAGAGCAAGAGCTGCTGGAATTGCGATGGCCATTGCTGCTATGACTGCAACGAATTGAGTTATTTCAGGATGCCTTTTAACCCAATCAAGCAGGTCAGCTATTGCTCCACTGAACAGGTTTATTGCTATCACGAAAAGGGAAACTTTTCCTTTTGCGTTGTCGATTGCAGACCCCCCCAGTGCCACAAACAGGGCAGAAAGAGCGGGAGCTACATAGGTTTTGATCTGATCCCATAAGGTTTTCAGGACATCGAAAAGAGGATCAAGAGCTTTCTTAACTTCGTTATACAGAGTTGACATGCTCCCAATAAACGAAGTTTTGAACGCTTCCCAAATGACTTGTATGCTGTCCCAGATACGGCTAAAGTTCTGACGGGTAGGTTCTAACGCTTCCACCAGCTGATCCCAGTATCTTTTCAGGTCGCTGTAAAGCAGGCTTGCTCCCATTACCAGAGCATGATAATAATACTCAAGACGATTTTTAATATCAGCCCATCTCTTCTCAAGATCAGCTGCACTAATCGCCATTACCAGTGCATGATAGTAATACTCGAGGCGGTTTACGAGCTTGCCCATTTCGGACTGTAACCAGTCCCACACTGCCTTAGCCTTGCCCTGTATGTCGCCCCAATTGTTTTTCCAGGCAAGAGCAAGAGCAGCAACTACAGCAATGACAGCTGCAATTGGCAACGCCATACCCGAGAGGGTAGTCAGGAATCCTGCAACAGCTACTTTAGCCGAAGCAAAAGCAGTAGCAAGTACTCCACCAGTCCCAACGGCTGTAGCCAGAGTCCCAAATGCAGAAACAACGGAACCCACAACAATAAGGATGGGTCCAAGTGCAGCTAAGAAAGCCGTAAAAGCGAGAACAGCGACCTGGACTGGAGCAGATAAAGACCCGAACCCATTTGCGATTTTTTCAACAATCGGAATTATCTTTTCTATTGTAGGAACCAAGGTGTTTTTGATCAGGGGCACCAAGGTATCTCTGATAATCGGTAGGAATTTTTGTCCAAGTTCTATTATAAGCACAGACAGTGTGGCTTTGATTTCATCAATCGCCTTTGAAGTGGTCTGACTCATTGTAGAATAAGCCTGTTCTGTTGCCCCTGCGCTTTTCCCCATCTCCTCGATGTTTGCGGCAAATTTTTCAGATGATTTTCCTGTAAGTCCGAGAACCCCTGCACCAGCTTCAACACTCCCAAAGAGTTCGTCTACTCCGACTCCAGAATTCTTGGCGTACTGTTCAAGCAGCTGGAGAGCATCGTTCATGTTGCCTCCCTCCGCTATGAACTGTTTGAAAGTTTTTCCTGTTATTTCCTGGAATATAAGTGATACATCAGAGCCAGAATCTGACAGCTCTACTATAGCCTGCCGGATCTGAGTTGTAGCCTGTGCCGTTGGAGTGCCCTGGGACGTTAGTGTAGCGATTGCCGCAGTGACATCCCCAAACGCAACCCCGGCAGCTGAGGAATATGGGATTACATTATACAGGCTGTTCGACAACTGATTGAAATCGGTTTTTCCGAGTTTCACCGCCGTGAACATCAGGTCCGACGCTTCCGTCGCTGAGAGAACATCTGAACCGTAGGCATTGACAACTGAGGTGATTCCATCTACAGATGTCGTTAAATCTGTGACACCACCAACGGCTGCTTTCTGAGCGGTTGTTAAAAAATCAAAAACATTTTCCTTCGGGATTCCTGCAGAGATTGCCTGGTATAGCGCAGGGACTACTTCTTTTGGGAGGACTCCCATGTCATCAGCAAAATCCAAAGCGTCCTGCGACATCTCCCCCATACCTTGTTTAGAGAGCCCAGGAAGTAATGTAAAAACCTCACCCATCTGCTTTTCAAAACCTACAGCTTGGCCTGATACTGCCGCAATTCCCGCGCCAACTGCAACTAATGGAATAGTAATAGAAGATGTCATTGCCGAGCCAGCAGAACTAATCTGTGCCCCGGCTGCCTGGAGTTTTGTGCCGACGTTCCCTATCTCCGTCTGGACATCAGAAAATACCTTATGCAGGTCTTTCATATCTCCAATGATATTAACGATAAGTTCGCCGACGGCCATTTTTTTCACTCACTGTTTTTCGTTACCTGGAAACCGACCAGGAACCATTTTCAGTCTTTCCTTCGGGATGAGCTTCTTTAAATTTTTTCAACCCTTTGATCCTCTGCTTTGTCTCAGCTGCTGCTTCGTCCGGATCAACTCCCTGCATGATCTCGCCCAGAACACCCCAGAAAACCTGAGCGTCTATCTTACGAGCTTCCCACCCTTTCCGATAGTACATTATGATCTGGTCAAGGGTCATCTCATCAAGGAGTCGTTCAGGTGTAGCCCAGGCATACATTTCACCGAGTTGGGAGATTATGTCCCAGATTCCGAGTTTTTTCCGTCTTCGCCGCCGGCTTCTCCCTCATCTTTGAGCTGGGTAATTCCTGTGAAAACGAAATTGACAAACTTCATAAGGTCGGTAATTGATAGATTGTCAAGAAGCCATTCCTTATCTATTTTTGAGTTTGACTTCTGGCAAATCAGAGCCACAAGGTCAAGCACATCCTCCAGGACGGACATGTCCAGGGTTTCCTCTGTTGCGTTTTCAAGCTCCTTGATGTCATGCTTTTTTGAGAATGCAATGAACTTGAGGGATACCCTAGCCGGGATTTTGGAAAGCTCTATGGTTTCGCCAAGCAGTACGGCAGTCCTTTTTGGGGGTTCAAGAATCTCAAAATTGTTCATAAGGTATTCAGTTGTTTTTTCAGACATCTTTTTGGCACTTCTCCGGATTCCTTTATTCAATATAGCATCAAGTTTGTTTTTTTCGATGAGAGCTCCACCGATATCTACATATTCGGGTTCTATTTCGCTCATGCGTTCTGCTCATCGTATATCTCGAAGAGCTGGTCTCCGGCAGTCCTGGTCGGATCAACAATACCTCTGAGTTCAATGTTCGGTTTCAGAGGCTCATCACCGTCGTCAGCGGGCAGGGCAAGCTCTATTCCGCCCTGGTTCTTAGCTGCATAGACAGTGATCCTGAATTCCTCCCCGGCTGCATTGGTATTGGTCAGCCTGACCACACGTGGACTAATGGTGTTGAGACCCCCCGATGAGAATGTTACACTTGTATTCGGGGTATAGGAATAGTCAACGAGTGCCCCTTCTCCAGAGGTAATCACAGTAGACGCTGCCACCCTTCCGATGCAGGTAAAACCCGAGGCATCCACTGCAATCACGTAATCAGTGTTCCTGACAGCAGCATTGCTAGAGGCATCTGTGACAACGATAGACCCGACTTCAGAGCCGTCACCGTTCTTATAGTTCAGCCTTACTAGCCCGGTTCCTGTCAGAGTATGAGGTTCATTTTCAACTGAAACAGGATCGCCGGCAACCACAGTTATAAGGTCAATTCCGCCTCTGATCATATGGAGGTTTTCGAGATCCACTTCCCACATATCGAACTTCACAGTTGCTGTGTGGTTCTTCACAGGACCATTGATTTCAGGACCGTTGTCAGGACTGAATACGACAACCTCGAATTCTTCAGTAAATATAATGCCTGTTGCAACTCCGAGGTTTGTGAGACTGCCAACATCATCACCCACTTCGAGCTTTGCCGACCCAAAACGGATCGCGGTTGGTTTTTGTACTGTTGTCTGGTAATTGACCATTTATTTTTCACTTCCTTACTTTAGATATATTACCTTGAAGTCATACGGAATATGATAGACCCCGGGTAAGTCCTCGTACTGGTCCGGAGCTTCAATCGGAATAATTCTAATAATTTCAATGCCTGAAACGACCCCCGAGAATCCTTCAAGGGCAGCCTCAACAGCTTTTGAGAGTTGCTGAACCTGCAGATAATCTTCTGCCCAGCAGGATATCTGAAACCGTGGGGATCCTGTGATCTGCTTGTATGGGTTCGATGGCTTGTGAATCGAGATGGCAGGGAGGGCACAGTCAAGAGGAAGCTGCATAGGGTAGATCATGGAGCCTACAAAACTCTTGACTTCAGTATCGTTTGTCAGAATAGTCCGGATCGCTTCGTCGATGATCGTCATTTGTGCCTCATGAGGATCTGCTTGATTTTCTCTTCGAATGCCTTCTGGATTTCAGCTTCGTTCTCGTCCAGGGCAGGTCGAAGGAAAGGCCTTGGTTGCTGGTGATATCTACGACCCAGCCGGTCGGTATCCATGAACCCCTTTTCAAGTCTCATAGCATGGCTGAGGGTCGATCCTACCTGTGAAACGCATCGAACCGGAGACTTCTCTTTCCGGACTTCTCTGATGTTTCTCCTGGTAGCTCCAGTGATGATCTCAGGGAAATCCGGATGACCTCGGCCCACATTGATCTTAGCTTCCCGGACAACTACTGCAGCCCCGGCTGAGGTGGCCTGCGAGAGCATGGCCTGCAGTTCTTTGTCTATCTGCTGGAACTTCGCCTGCAGCTTCTTTATGCCTTTTACCTCAGTCCTGAACATGTCCACCATTGCAGCCCCTCATTTTCTTGTGAAACACTCTTTCAGATCTGTGATTTTGACCCCAGCTACCAACCCTACAATAAACGCCACCGGCAACAGTAGCGTACCGTCCTGTCCTGTCCTGATGAGTTCGAGCTCCATCGACGCTATAAAATATATAGCATAGATGCGGACAACGGACTCAGCTATTTTCGTGCAGTTGCTAAAGTCAATCATTTTTAATGCTCCTGCGTGACAGGACCCCACAAACGACATAATGATTTTCTCCATTTCTCCAGATTGTCCAGATTACAAATGCAGAGCACGTCCGGAAAATCCGGGTGATCTTTTCTATTTCGGCAGTTTGCGCAGCAAGAAATTAGCTGCTGCGTTTTTTCACCGCCTTCAGTTCGACCTCCAGGTGGTCAATGTCATAATCCCCGCTGGAATTCAGAAACAGTTCATATTGAACCCCGGCATGAGTGACCTTATACGGGCCCTCATATCCACTGACATCACTTGTGACTAAATCACCCTCCATGACTACAGCTTCAGCGGGAAGGAAAAGAAGAGGGGTGGAAACGATGTAATCTCCGCTTTCCATAGACTGTATACCCCCTCTCATAGAAACGTCTGAGAACCTACAACTCGAATATGTTGTCGTCGTCGTCGTAAGCTGTGGAGTGCCTACCCCGTTTGTGACAGGCTCTGCAGATCCGGAGGCAAGGGCTGCCCCTCCATGAGTGTCAGAAATGGATTCCCCTGTCTGAAAAGTCCCGAAAACGTTTGAGAGAATTAAGTATCCTGCAGCATTTTCGGAAGCCCAGGTCCCGGACACGAGGACCAGCTGTTTGATCGTACCGGTGGCTTCGGTGTCTATCCCTACCAAGGGATCTCCTGCGGTGAAAGCTGAAGATCCGGACGTGAAGAAAAGCTTCTGGTCCTGGGTACTGCTCAGTATGTTGCAGGAGTGGATCATCCTAAGCTGCAGAGCGCCCATCATGTTTTTCAGCCCTCTTTGTTCACAGTCCCTGGACCTACACGCCCGTAAGGTATGCTGTAGCTCCTCGTCGAGTTCCTGTACTTCTTTATGTACGAAGCTGCCTGGGCTTGATGGTCCTGGATGTCCTGGTCAATTGTATTCTGCTGCTCGGCGTTTCCCATTTTGACCCTGGCAGCCAGCTCTCCGTTTGTTCTCATCTTGCGAAGGACGGCAGCTGCTGAGAGGTGGATGCAGGCCAGGTTGAGGAGGGCTGTACTGCTTGCATCTGCACTGCCCCCGGTCTGCGTTGCTACAGCTTTCGATGTCCTTACTATGAGAGCTGAGATGTCCTCATCTGTGAGCGATCTGGGATTGACTTCAGCACGAACTTCTTCCACGGAACACAGGACCATTAACGATCACCCGCGTTTTTTACCCGGGGGTTGTTCAGAAGGTGCAGGTTCAGGAACAATCTGGATGCAGTTCACAAGTTCAGCAACTTTCTCAGCTGGGCAGTCGAACTCATCACCTTCCTTGAAAACCTTGAACCCTCCAGATTCTATTTTCATAGCTAGATGGCTAATTCTTACTCTTGCTCTGACCATTGGATCACCTCACCGCTTAACTGTCCCCAAGCCCAGTGACGGAGCAGATGCAGACATCCTTCATGGTGGATTTATCTAAATGCTTGAATCTTGGAACAAGAGCACCAACCTGCTGCATCTTGATGTCACCGGTCTTCACGTTCCCGTCAGCATACCATAGGTTGTTTTCAGGTGTCTGAGTCTCGATGATGTCAAAGAACCTGAGGTTATCCTGAGATGCAATTGGAGATATCATCCCGGTTCCTGCCGTGAGGTCCGGAGCCTCAATGATCTGTCCTGGCTGGGATTCGTTAGGTGCAGCTGCGTTCAGAATTTTGAGAATCGCGGGGGCTTCTTCTTTCCCTGTGTCGTTCTCAGAGTCCATCAGTTCGGCGAAGTTGAAGGAGGCGAGAGAAAGGTTGTATCCTGCTGAGTATACACCATCGGCTTTTAGGAGAGAAATGCCGGAAACTGTAGCTGCTTTGAGGTTTCCGTAAGTTCCACTATCGGAGGCTGAAACGGTGTTACCTGCGACCTGGTACATACCCTTGATTTCGTAGGTTGACCCGTTAGGTTTCCACCCATCGACGACGAGCGTGTCCTGCTCAGCAATGATGTTGGAGGTCATGTCCGTTGAAAGGTCGTTCTCAAGTGGGATCTTTTTCAGCTCGTAGGCTTTCCAGTCGCGGTACTTAATTGTGACATCGTCCTGCTGGACAGGAATCCTGGTCGGGAAGGATTTGATATCTATAGTGTCGAAATTGTCATTCTGGATATCGTAATTGGTCGCCGCCCCTGCCCTTGCAACATACTGCAGGGTTTCAACGGTGAGGACACCGAGTCCCTGTCCTGAGAGTTTAGGATTGACTGGCATGAGCTTCCTGCCAACACTTTGTGCTCTGAGTACGGGAACTACAGCTTCATCAAACTGTTTTCTAAGAACTTCGAGAAGCGCGTTTGAGGTCATTTAGATCACTTCCTGGTGATTACCCAAATTTTGGCGGCTGCGCTCGTGGTGGCAACGGATTCATCAGCGTCAGCTACAATGTCATCGTTGCCGGTAGAGACTGTAGCAGATCCACTTTCGTCCACAGAAACTACACCATTCACGACTGCCGCTGCAAGGTACCCGTCAGTAGTCACTTTGAGAGGCTGACCTTTGACAATGGTCTGAAAAGTAGTGAGTCTGGCAAGCTGCCTTCTACCGGCGCCGACTTCCACACCTACAGTGTCACCTACTGCATACGCGGTGTCCATTGTTTCGGGTTTGTCCGGGGAATTTTCGTATGAAAGGTAGCCAATCATGTGATTGCCTGCGCTCCATTCCTGGACTGAGTAATCGTTTGTGTCTCTGATCACAACAATGCATGGGAGCATTTTTGCAGCAGTTGCATTGGCCCCGACGATCAGCTCTTCAGTAGAAAGGCTGCCCCCATTCCTTACTTTGTTATTCGGTTCTCGAAATCCTGCTTGAACCATGATCAGGCCTCCGTGTATGTCTTAGTAGCCGGGTCGTAAATCTGGACCTTGTTTCCGGAGCCGCCTGCAGGGTACTGGATTGGTTCACTCCCTCCAGCTCCGAGTTTCACGGTTCCCAGGTCTCCTGCGAGTCTGGTGAGGTCTGCTGCCGAGAGAGCTTTGAAATCTTCTTCCTTCGTTTCAATCCCGAGGTTCTTCCGGGCTGCAGCAAATGCCGAAAAAGCAGTACTGCGTTCCTGTTCTTTCTCGACTTCTTCTCGGTAGTCTGCGAGAGAGGCTGCGACAATTTCTTTTACTTTTTCAGTCGGTACTGAGGACGCTGCCACCGCGGTTAACTCCTTAATTTTCTTGTCCTTTTCGGCATTGGAAGCTGAAAGTTCAGCTACCTGGGTTTCAAGCCCAGGAACACTCTCAGCCTTCGGTGTGAGTTCCTCGATGAGCCTGTCTTTTTCTGCGATCTGGGCTTTCAGATCCTCTATAGTAGGTTCGTCTGGTATGTTTTCTCCCCCTTGTTTTTCTTCGGATGCAATGATTTTGAAAGGAGATGTGATATGGAATCTCTTAGTGCCGTCATTCGATGCCGAAACGACACTCCACTTTGCAGTATCCCATGCTGGATTATTGACGAGAGTTATCGACTCAATGGCTACTCCGTGAATCCAGCCTCCTGAGTCTATGTCCTGTGTGCTCGCGAAAATACTCCAAAATGGTTTCCAGGTGCCGTCCTCAATTTTTTGAACCGCAATTGAGTCAGTAATCTCAGCCTTGCAAGATACGTTGTCTCCGTCTCGTCCAGCATCGACTGCATGACCAATTTCAGATGCGGGGTCCCCCATGTAGTCACAAAGATGGGGATCGATGCGAGAACAGATCCGGACAACAGATGTTTTGAGGCTTTTGATAGCGTTATCTGCTTCTGCGAAAGGTATACCCCAACTATTCGTGTTGAGTACGCCCAGGGGAAACGCTGTCCCCTCGATAAAAAGTGACATTTTATAAAGTTAACAGCGTTAACAAATATAAATTTATTTGTTTAAATTTACATTAACAGTTTTAAAAACAAAAGTTTAATAGAAAGAAAAGCATATGTCCAGATGTATTCAAAACATCAAAAACCCTGATTTTCTTGTATTTATAAAGGGTTTGATAATTTTCCAGCAAGAATTTTAGCCCCGAAAAAGGGCTCATTTTAAGCCTTTTCTGGCCAAACGCCGGAAATTTTTGCCCTATTCGCGAGCAAGATCCACTAAAACAAGGATTGAAAC